GGGACATCCTTGGCAAAAATCCCACCCAGGTCATTGGACCTGAATTGTGGTACCGACTTCCAGGCACAGATTTTACGTTATTGTGCCTCACATCTGGTGGAGATGTGTATGATTATAGGAAGTTTTTGCCCGAAGCACATGATCAAATTGATGGAGTCCATGTACATAGTATTTTGAAAAATAGGGAAGGACTTACATCAGAATTTGATTTCCAGGTTGGACGCAAGAAAACGATTAATTCGTATGCGGCGAAATTTACAGGTGTGGATTATTATTTTCCACAACCTACCAAACCTGGCATGTGCATGATGCCATTGATTCCAAAATTGCGGGGAGCATGCATTTTGGGATTTCATTTGGCAGGACTTAATGGTAAAACTTATGGAGCCAGTGGTTTGTTGACCCGGGGAATGGTTGATGATGCTGTTGCGCATTTAGCAGACAAGGGAGTTTTGCAAGCGCATTCCACTGGTGAAATGGTTACTGAAAAGTACGGCATTAATTTTGATGTCGTATCTGAGCCACATACCAAGAGTCCAGTGCATTGGTTGCAAGATGAGGAAGATGGTACACAACCCATCTGCCAAGTTTTTGGGCAACATGCACAGCCAATTCGCCATTTCAAATCTGAAGTTCGTGAATCTCCAATTTCAAAGTTGGTGGAGGAAGAACTTGGTTTACCAAATAAGCACGGTAAGCCACAAGATATGAATTCTTGGCGACATTGGCAGAGGGACTTGGACTTGATGTCTAAGCCCCGTGGAATGTTTCGTCCAAAAATCATGAAGAAAGCTCGAACTGATTTGAAAATCATGATCGACAAGATTTTGGATGAACAACCGGATTTGGAAAAATTGATCCATCCTTATAGTTTGGATGCTGTTCTCGCTGGAGTCGACGGAGTTAATTCTGTTGATCGCGTGGATTTGAGCACATCTATGGGATGGCCTATCAACAAACAAAAGAAAAATTTCATTCGTGAGAGTTTTCGTGAAGTTGAAGGTATCTCATGTCCTTTGGACATGGATGAACAATTTTTGGAGGAAATGGTTCGCATGGAGCAATGTTTGCTGCGCGGTGAGCGTGTGCATACTATATTCCGTGCAAACCTGAAAGACGAACCGACCAAATTGACTAAGAACAAAGTGCGCGTTTTCGCTGGTTGTGAGTTTGCTTTCTTGCTACTTGTAAGGAAGTATTACTTATCACTTGTTCGAGTCATGCAGAAGAATTGGGAAAAATTCGAATGCGCGGTTGGTATTGTCGCTCAAGGTCCGGATTGGACCAAATTGGCCAATCACCTCACAAAGTACGGGAGTGAGAGAATGATTGCTGGTGATTACTCTGCTTATGATAAGCGAGCTTCACCAGAAGTGATGATGGCATCTTTTGATGTTATGATTCACATTGCCAAAAGGGCTGGATACAACGACAAACAATT